AACTTAAAGAAATGGACAAAATTACAGAAAAATTAACAAAAGAGTTTGTTGATAAAGGTATGGATAAAAAAATGGTTAAAGATTTAGTAGATATGTTTATTAATGCAAAATATCCAGATGTATTAAAAATAAAAGCATTACCAAACATAACAGATGAAGCAATTTTAGAATTAGAAAATATTGGTAAAAACTTGGCAACTAAAGGTCATAAGCTAAACGCAACCGGTGGCCGTGTTTCGTTATCCAGTGGCGGTCTTGCAGGACTGTTAGGAGAATAATGGGAATATATCAAGATAACAAAGATGCAATGGAATTTTTTAGAAATTCTAAACAATTAGAATCAAACGGCAAGTGGCAAGAATTTGTTGAACAAAGTGAATTAGAGGCCGCGGTCCATGAACCACGGAACATGGCTCAGGAACCACGGAACATGTACGCAGGTGGTCAGTTAGTACAAAACACGGCCGACGGATCACGGCCTGGGTATCAGGGAGAAGAATTTTCATTAGAAAAAAATCTAAGTAAAGTACCACCTAAAATTAGAGAACGATTTATAAAAGTTAATAACTATTTAAAAAAAATAATCCCAGAACTTAATGCAGGTGAGAAATATTATACAAAGGAACAAGTATCTTCTATGGTTGAAAAAAAATTCAACATAAAGCCTAAATATAAAACTATAACACATAGTGGTGGACAAGGTTATCCTAGTGATAAAAAAATTTACAAAAAAATGAAAGTTAATCAATTTGAACCTAAAAGTTATCCTGTTATGAGAACTTTAGATTCAGTAGAAACCAAAATAGAAAATACTTTAAAAAATATGTTAATTGAAAAAAAACCTTTAAATGATTTTTGGTATAAAGCCTTACAAGAAAGAACAGGTTTAAATGAAAGAACAATCTATAGTCGAATTGATGATTCCCCTACTTATAAGGTTATAAAAGACCAAGGAGCCCTTAGTTTAAAAGATAGATTCAATAAACCAAATACTCATAAATTTTTAAAAAATCTTTCTTTTTCTGGACAATTAACTCAAGCTTTAGAAATGGAAAAAGGCATGCCCAGGTTTACTGGAATGGGAAAGCTGGCTGGTGGTAATTATGCTTTATCTCCAAAATTTAAAGCAATGGAATTTGCAAAAAGAAATTGGCATGCTAATAAAGGAGAAGGGTTAATTAAATTTTTTGATAAAAATGGAAAACGTATTGATTGGAACTATGGGGTAGAATTACCTTATAAAGAAGTTTCTTTTTCTTATAACGGAAAAAGACATAACATTGAAAAATTAAATGATATTCAGTATCTTAAAAAAAATTTTTCTAAGGTATATGAAACTCAAATAGCTATAAATAATTTAAGAACTACAGAAATTGATGATCCTCTTAAAAAAGGCAAAAAAATTACTCTAGAAGATCTAGTTAAAAGAAATCAAGTTAATACTTATAAATGGGGTGCAGGTACCTCTACCTTTGACATTTTACACGGAAAAAAAGGAGTTAAAGGAGAACCGTTTACAAATTTAAGTTTCAACACTAGAGATGTAAATCAACTTGAAATGGGAATAAATCAAAGCACAACATTATCACAAACGCACAAAAATAATCTAATTAAAAGTATTAATAAACTAGCTGGAAGTGGTGACCCAGAAGCAATTATAAAAAGACAGGTTGCCCTGACAGGAGATATTAAATCTGGAAAAATTACAGATTATCCAAGTATGAGAGCCAATACTTTTAAAGCCCATCTTCAAAACAGTAGAAATAAAACCGCAGCAGAAGCTCAAGCAAAACTTTTTAAAAAGCTAGGGATAGAAATTAGTGATATATGTTCTAATTTAGCTGCAGGTGGTGGAAGAATTGGTTTTGCAACTAAGAAATGTGGAATGGCACTTGTTCAAAGTAATCCAGATGAATTTATAAAAATTGCTGGTGATGAGAAATATAGAAAAATTATTCAAGCGATGGATCCTAACAAATTTAAAAGTGCAGCAAGAGGAATAGTTAAAAATATTAGAAAGTTGGGGGTTGCTAATCCTTTTAGTTGGATTGGTGGTGAAGTTTGGTATGTAGGTTTGGATACATGGGCTTCAAGTGCTAAAGGAATTCCATTAAATGAAGCATTGGATAAAGCTTTTATTTTTAAAGATTTTGGAACGACACATAGTAATTTAATAGAAACAGCGAAAGAAATGGGATATTCGGATTCTCAACTTGAGAATTTACAACAGACTTTAGATTTATCTGCAAATCAACAGGATATTGAAAGAAGAGAATATAGTCTCCCAGGTTTTCAAAAAGAATCTGAAAATTGGGAAAAATTAAAAGGTACTACAGGTCTTGCAGACGTTCAAGGAAAAATGGCGTTTGATCAATTTAAAAATGCGGAAAAACAATTAGCTTTGGCAAATGAAAAACAAGATAATTTATGGACTAATTATATATCTAATATTTCTAAACAAACTGGAAAAGATGTAAGTCAAATAACAGATGAAGATATAAATATAGGTTTTACATCTGCTTATAAAGTGGCAGAAGATAAACGAAGAAAAGAATTAATAGCTCAAGGAAAAGGGGATTATGAAGATAAAGCTAGATATGTTCATCCTTATTCTAGTGGTTTTGGTGAAGCATTTTATAATCTTTGGCCAGGAAATTGGAAACAGAAGACGATATTAGATTATAGTTCTCCTGAAAAAGTAGCAGAAATAAATAAGGAAAGAAATTATTTAACATGGGAACAATTACAAGATCCAAAGGTTCCTCTACCAAAAGAAGCAATGTCAGATCTTTATGGAAGGTCTGAAGATTTAGATTATTTATTTGGAGGAGCATCTGGTGGCAGAGCAGGTTATATGGGTGGTGGTATAACTAATTTAAAAATAAAATGGTAAAAGAAAATCCAACATTAGTTAAAAACATGAAGCATGTTAAATGGAATGCGATACCCCCTTTAAAAGGACCTAATCCACAGGGGTTGATTAAAGTAGCAAAAAAGGATAAGAAGAAACAGGAGAATTTAAATGGCAGAAATCGATAAAGGTCTCCCAAATGTTAAACGACCCGATGAAGTTGTCGAAGAACAACTTATTGATGAAGTTGACATCGCAGACCAATTAGGAAAAAAACCAATTGAGATCACTGAAGAAGATGATGGTGGTGCATTAATTGACTTTGATCCAAGTAAAGTAAACATACCAGAAGGTGGTGATCATTTTGCAAACCTTGCAGATTTATTACCTGATGATGTTACAGATCCAATAGCAAATCAATTACAAGGCGATTATAGAGAATATAAAGCTTCTCGTGCAGATTGGGAAAGAGCTTATACGGTTGGTTTAGATCTATTGGGATTTAAATATGAAAATAGAACCGAACCTTTCCAAGGAGCATCCGGTGCCACTCACCCAGTTTTAGCTGAAGCTGTAACACAGTTTCAGGCGCTCGCTTATAAAGAATTACTTCCGTCTGATGGACCAGTAAGAACTCAAATTTTAGGAGTTAGTAATCCTTTAAAAGAACAACAGTCTCAAAGAGTAAAAGATTTCATGAATTATCAATTGCTGGATCAGATGAAAGAATATGAACCTGAATTTGATCAAATGTTATTTTATTTACCACTTGCAGGTTCTACATTTAAAAAAGTTTATTATGATGATTTATTACAAAGAGCTGTATCAAAATTTGTACCAGCTGATGATTTAGTCGTACCATATACTGCAACTTCTTTAGAAGATGCAAATGCAGTTATACACGTTATTAAAATTCCAGAAAATGATTTAAGAAAACAACAAGTAGGAGGATTTTATTCTGATATAGAATTAAGTAAACCTCAAGATGTTGTTACAGATAAATTAAAAGAAAAGGAAAGAGAATTAGAAGGATTAACTAAATCACAAAGAGTTGAACCTTTATACACATTACTAGAATTCCACGTGAACCTTGACTTAGAAGGTTTCGAAGATGTTGGCGCCGATGGCGAACCAACAGGAATAAAATTACCTTACATCGTTACAATCGAGGAAGGTAGTCGGAAAGTTCTTTCTATTAGAAAGAATTTCGCGCCCAATGATCCAAAGAAACTTAAAATCCAATATTTCGTCCACTTCAAATTTCTGCCAGGACTAGGATTTTATGGCCTTGGACTCATTCATATGATTGGCGGATTGAGTCGTACTGCAACTGCGGCTCTCCGTCAATTATTAGACGCAGGTACTTTATCAAACTTACCGGCAGGATTTAAACAAAGAGGTGTCAGAGTAAAAGATGATGCTGCAAATATACAACCAGGAGAATTTAAAGATGTAGATACACCAGGAGGAAATCTAAAAGATGCCTTTGTATTTTTACCATACAAAGAACCTTCTCAGACTTTATTGCAATTGATGGGAATTGTCGTTCAAGCAGGACAAAGATTCGCGTCCATTGCTGACATGCAGGTCGGTGACGGGAACCAAACAGCAGCTGTTGGGACGACCGTAGCCCTATTGGAGCGTGGCTCAAGGGTAATGTCAGCAATCCACAAAAGGCTGTATGTTTCACTTAAAAATGAATTTAAACTATTGGCAAAAATATTTGCCTCGTATCTTCCGCCAGAATATCCTTATGATGTTGTAGGTGGACAAAGAAATATTAAACAAACTGATTTTGATGACAGAGTAGATATTCTACCTGTTGCCGATCCTAATATATTTTCAATGTCGCAAAGAATTACTTTAGCACAAACAGAATTACAATTAGCGATGTCTAATCCACAGATGCATAATTTATACATGTGTTATAGAAAAATGTATGAAGCGATTGGAGTTAAAGATATTGACAGAGTCTTACCTCCACCACCACCGAATCAACCGAAAGATCCAGCGATAGAGCACATTGATGCATTGGGCGGAAAACCTTTTCAAGCGTTTCCAGGTCAAGATCATAGAGCTCACGTCACTGCTCACTTAAACTTTATGGCTACAAATTTTGTTAGAAATAATCCAAGTGTCACAGCTGCTTTAGAAAAGAATGTATTAGAACACATTTCTTTGATGGCACAGGAACAAGTTCAACTTGAATTCCAACAAGAATTTCAGATGTTGCCACAGATGCAACAACAGGCTGTACAGAATCCTCAAATGCAACAACAGTTCCAGCAAATATCCCAAAAGATTGAAGCTAGAAAAGCTGTCTTAATTGCAGATATGACTGAAGAGTTCTTAAAAGAGGAAAAAGCAATTACTTCTCAATTCGATCATGACCCACTACTTAAATTAAAACAAAGAGAAGTGGATCTAAAAGCAATGGACGCTGAAAGAAAACAACATGAATTAGATGCGAAAGTCAATTTAGATAAAGCTAAACTCGTTCAAAATCGTGAGATCACGGATGATAAACTTGAGCAGAACGAGGATTTATCTAAATTAAGAGCAGATACAGCGATTGAAAAATCATTAATATCTGCTGATGTTAAACTAACTTCAGATAAAATGAAGGCTAAAGACGTTAGAACCTTGAAAGGTCCTAGATCTTAGTATATAAAAACCAAGGAGAAAAATATGACAAAAGAAAAACAAGCACCGTTAGGTAAATCGGTAAATATTAAAATTCCTTCTCAAAATCTAGAAATAGACCCAAGAGGTAAATCTAGTTTTAGAGCTAAAGGAGTTTATATTGCTACTGGTGATAAATGTACTGTAAAAGGTACTGGTGCGGCAAGAAAACAAACCGCTAAGTGGTACTAGTATGGCGTTTCCAATTTTTGGTGCGCTAAAGTTAGCTCTTAACGCTGGAAGCCACATATACAAAAAGCGTCAAGAGACAAAGATGGCTATGGCTGATGCACAACACATGCACGCAGCTAAGATGGCCCGAGGTGAGGAAGCTTATCAGGGCAAACTTTTAGAAGCCCGTCAAAACGACTACAAGGACGAGATCGTTTTAGCGATTCTCACACTGCCCAT